GCTTTGAAGCGGAAACGCGCTTCGAGGATTTGAGAATGACCGAGGCAGAAGAACTGGGGCTTGGCAGACAGCACCGCGACCCGGTTGGCGAAGATGGCATGCAAGCAAGCGACGTACCGGACGAGAGCATCGGGCTGGTGATTGAGATGCCCCGCTCCTCCTTTACCGACACTGCGCTCGAAAATCTCAAGCGGTTGGTGGAAAGCAAGAAAAGCCTCATAAGCAAGGCTCTCGGATGTCAAGACATCGACATTGACATTGTTGATGAGAAGGTACGGTTCCCGTGGTTTGAGGACGGCACCGACCCAGACGCGGTCAAGGCATACACACTTTTTATCACAGCGCTTTGCGAGATGGCAAAGACTCAAAAGCGCGTTACCGCAAAGGAAAAAGATACGGACAATGACAAGTATGCATTTCGCTGCTTCCTGCTCCGTTTGGGCTTCATTGGTGATGAGTACAAGGCGGCGCGAAAGATACTGCTCCGCAACCTTTCTGGAAGCGGCGCATTCAAGAGCGGAAACCCGAAGGTGCAGGAACTGGTCGAGTGCATCAATGCAGACGCCGGTCTCTATGATGACGTGATGAGCCTGCAGGACAAGGAGGTGTCTGACGATGAGGTTTCCAAGTAAGGAGCTGGTAGAGAGCCTCCGCAAGCGTTACCCGGTTGGGTGCCGTGTGGAGCTTGTCCGAATGGACGACCCGCAAGCACCACCAGTTGGCACCAAAGGCACCGTGCGCGGCGTGGACGACATCGGCTCGGTCATGGTGGCATGGGACAATGGCTGCGGCCTGTCCGTGGCTTACGGTGAGGACGCCTGCAAGGTGGTGAACGTCGATGAGTGAAACGGTCAAGAAGCAGATTCTCGCCATCCGCGACACTGGGCTGACGAATATGTTAGATATCCGCACGGTGCAGCACATCGCCAACGACAGGAGCTTCTACGAGCTGGTGGTGTATCTGGAGGAGCATCGACGCGAATACGCGCATTTCATTCTCACCGGCGAAGCGTAAACTACACAATTCCGGCGGCGAAATTCGCTGTAAAGATCGTATAGTTTATGCCGGTATATATCGCATAATTGCCTTGCTATAGTGTGCTTTTAGAGCGATCATGTGTACAACAAAACAAAGGAGGCACACCCCATGACAGACAAGCAGTTGAAACAGGCAAAAAGCCAGCTCCCGCAGGGCGAGCGCTTCGACCGAGCCTACAGCGCCTTTGAAGGCGGCATCAGACTGATTTCCAAGAAAGCCGACGGTTCGGAAACCCGCTACAAAGTACACTTCGAAGCTGACGACAATGTTCGCATCGAACGGTTTTAAGGAGGGAGCGACCATGTGGAGAGAAGGAAGCCTGAAGGTTCACGACAGCATTTTTCACTATTGGATGAAGCAGTATGACGAGGGTTCGCAGTTTGGCATCGAAGGCGGCAGAATCAGCAAGCTGATGCTCAAGCGGAACGGCGAGGTTGTTTGTAACTACGACAGAGGCTGGGACATCGAGCCCGCCGACCCGGACACGCAGCTTGCATTGGAGATACTGCTTCAAGGTGAAAACCGCTAACCCGCACTAAATAAAATAGCCGAGGTCAGCCCTGCGTGGGGCTGTATCTCGTACAGATAGATTATGAAGGCACCGGAGGGTGTCTATTTTTATGCCCGAAAGGAGGCGGCGACCATTGCGAAAACTGAAAAAGTACAAACAGACGCGCTTCAAAACGCAGGATTCGACCTATGACAAAGAAGCCGCCGACTACGCTGTGGCGTTCATAGAATCGCTCTGTCACACCAAAGGCACATGGGCCGGAAAGCCATTCGAGCTTATTGACTGGCAGGAACAAATTATCCGTGACATCTTTGGAACACTGAAACCCAACGGTTACCGGCAGTTCAATACGGCCTATGTAGAGATACCAAAGAAGATGGGCAAAAGTGAGCTCGCGGCTGCTGTCGCCCTGCTGCTGACTTGCGGCGACGATGAGGAGCGCGCCGAGGTTTATGGCTGTGCAGCTGACCGAAACCAAGCCTCCATCGTTTTCAATGTGGCGGCGGATATGGTGCGGATGTGTCCAGCTTTGTCGAAACGTGTCAAAATTCTCGACGCTACCAAGCGGCTCATCTTCCAGCCGACCGGCAGTATCTATCAGGTGCTTTCGGCCGATGTTGGCAACAAGCACGGCTTCAATACTCACGGCGTGGTGTTCGACGAGCTGCATACGCAACCGAATCGCAAGCTCTACGACGTAATGACCAAAGGCAGCGGCGATGCGAGAATGCAGCCGCTGTATTTTTTGATCACTACCGCCGGAGATAACCAGAACAGCATCTGCTGGGAGGTTCATCAAAAGGCGCTGGATATTATTGATGGAAGAAAGCATGACCCCACCTTCTACCCAGTAATTTACGGCGCAGCGCAAGAAGATGATTGGACTGACCCCAAGGTGTGGAAGAAGGCAAATCCCTCTCTCGGCATCACAGTCGGCATGGATAAGGTTAAGGCGGCGTTTGAATCAGCTCGGCAGAATCCCGCCGAGGAGAACAGTTTCCGGCAGCTTCGCCTCAACCAGTGGGTAAAACAAGCGGTTCGCTGGATGCCGATGGACAAATGGGATAAATGCGCTTTTGCCGTCGACGCGGAAGCTCTCGAAGGTCGTGTCTGTTACGGCGGACTTGACCTTTCCAGCAGCACCGACATCACGGCTTTTGTGCTTGTATTTCCACCCGGTGACGAGGATGACAAGTACTGCGTTCTGCCGTACTTCTGGATACCAGAGGATAATATCGACCTGCGTGTTCGGCGCGACCATGTAAATTATGATGTTTGGAAAAAACAGGGCTTTCTGCAAACTACTGAGGGCAATGTGGTACATTACGGCTATATCGAGCAGTTCATTGAATCCCTCGGTGAGAAATACAACATCCGTGAGATAGCTTTTGACCGCTGGGGCGCTGTGCAAATGACGCAAAACCTCGAAACGCTCGGCTTCTCCGTCGTTCCTTTCGGACAAGGCTTTAAAGATATGTCTCCACCGACCAAGGAACTCATGAAGCTAACACTGGAGGAAAAAATCGCTCACGGCGGACACCCTGTCCTACGCTGGATGATGGACAACATATATATTCGCACCGACCCTGCAGGAAATATTAAGGCGGACAAGGAGAAATCAACCGAAAAGATAGACGGCGCGGTCGCCACCATTATGGCGCTCGACCGTGCAATTCGGTGCGGAAACGATTCGGGCGAGAGTGTTTATGACAAACGCGGCTTGCTCATTTGGTAAGGAGGTAAAAGCCTATGGGCATATTACAAGGTATATTCAAACCCCGCGACAAGCCTAAAAACCTCGGCAGCGGCAACAGCTTTTTATGGGGAGGCTCGACCTCCGGCAAGGTGGTAAATGAAAAGACCGCCATGCAGATGACAGCGGTGTACTCCTGCGTCCGAATTCTTTCAGAGGCAATTGCAGGACTCCCGCTGTTCGTTTATAAGTACGGCGATGACGGCAGTAAGGAAAAGTGCATCGAACATCCATTATGGCGGGTCCTGCATGATGAGCCAAATCCTGAAATGACGAGTTTCGTATTCAGAGAAACTATGATGAACCACCTGCTTCTCACCGGCAACGCCTATGCTCAGATTATCCGCAACGCCCGTGGCGAGGTTATAGCACTCTATCCGCTCATGCCAGACCGCATGGCCGTGGACAGGGATTCGCAGGGACGACTGTATTACCGTTATCGGAAAAATAGCGATGACGCACCGGAAGTCGGCAAAAACAAGCAAAGTGACATTATCTTCGCTCCCTCGGACATCCTTCATGTGCTGGGGCTTGGCTACGACGGTCTGGTCGGCTACTCACCGATAGCGATGGCGAAAAACGCTGTGGGATTGGCAATCGCCGCTGAGGAATACGGAGCTAAGTTTTTTGCCAACGGTGCGGCACCAAGCGGCGTTCTCGAACATCCCGGCACGATTAAGGACCCGGAGCGCATACGGGAAAGCTGGCAATCCACCTTCGGCGGCAGTGCTAACAGCAACAAAATTGCTGTGCTGGAGGAAGGACTTAAGTACACGCCGATCGCCATCTCGCCGGAACAAGCGCAGTTCCTCGAAACGCGCAAGTTCCAAATCAATGAAATCGCTCGAATTTTCAGAGTGCCGCCACATATGCTGGCTGACCTTGAAAAGTCGAGCTTTTCTAATATTGAGCAGCAGTCGCTGGAGTTCGTGAAATACACGCTCGACCCGTGGGTGATCCGCTGGGAACAAGCGATGAACAAGGCGCTCCTGCTCGACAGCGAAAAACGCTCGGTGTTCACAAAATTCAATGTGGACGGACTGCTTCGCGGCGACTATGCATCGCGCATGACAGGCTACGCGACCGCTCGACAAAACGGCTGGATGTCGGCAAATGACATACGAGAGCTTGAAAACCTCGACCGCATCCCTGCCGACCTCGGCGGCGACCTTTACCTTATAAACGGTGCGATGACCAAACTGCAGGACGCAGGTGCGTTCGCAAATACAACTACAACAGAAACGGAGGGAACCTCAGATGGACAAAACAAAACGAAGTCCCGCAAGGGCGCGTGAAAAAACGCACTTCTGGAATTGGGACAGTGATGAGGATACGGGCGTCCGCACCCTGTACCTCGACGGCACCATTGCGGACGAAAGCTGGTGGGATGATGAAATCACGCCTCGATTGTTTAAGGACGAGCTAATGTCCGGCGACAGCGATATTGTCGTGTGGATCAATTCACCCGGCGGCGACTGCGTAGCGGCAAGTCAAATTTACGCGATGCTCATGGATTATCCGCATGAAGTCACAGTCAAGATTGATGGTATCGCTGCTTCGGCGGCATCAGTCATCGCAATGGCGGGTACGCAAGTGCTCATGGCACCTACGGCGCTTATGATGATTCACAATCCACTCACAGTAGCAATCGGTGATACCGAGGAAATGCAAAAAGCCATTGCCATGCTGGACGAAGTCAAGGAATCCATTATCAACGCCTATGAAATCAAGACCGGGCAGTCCCGCGCAAAAATCTCTCATCTCATGGACGGCGAAACCTATATGAACGCAAACAAAGCGGTGGAGCTTGGCTTCGCTGACGGCATCTTGGAAGACACCAAGCGCGACCATAGCGACGATGTGGTCTTTGCTTTCAGCCGCAGAGCAGTTACAAACGCACTATTCAACAAGCTCATCACGAAAAACGCTCCGAAGGCGGAGCAAATTAAGCCGGATGCGCCGACTGGCGTTTCCATCACCGAGGCTATGCAGAAACTGCAAGCCCGTAAATACATTTAACGGAGGTATTTGATTATGAAAAAGGTGCTCGAAATGCGTGAAAAACGCGCAAAGGCGTGGGACGCTGCAAAGGCGTTCCTCGACACTCGCGCCAAGGATGGCGTCCTGTCTGCAGAAGACAATGCCACCTACGACAAAATGCTCGCGGACGTAGACGCAATGGCTCGCCAGATTGCCATTGAGGAAGACCGCGTCGCAAGGGATGCGGCAATGGCGCAGCCGACCAGTTCTCCCATCACCGAAAAGCCTGTGGCACAGAACGGCAAGCCTCTCATTCCCAGAGCGACCGCCGAATACCGTGAGGATTTCTATAATCTCATTCGCGGCAAGCGCCCTGTCCACAATGTCATGGAGGAAGGCACTTCTTCCACCGGTGGTTATCTTGTTCCGCTGGAGTTCGACGACACTCTCGTTAAGGCACTTGCCCGCGAGAATGTCATTCGTTCTCTGGCAAAGGTCATCACAACTGCTGCGCCGCACAGAATTAATGTGGCGCTTACTGATGTTTCTGCCGATTGGGTAGCTGAGTCCGGCGTGTTTACGCCCTCCACTCCTACCTTCAACCAGCTCTCTCTCGATGCATTCACACTTCGTGCGGCAGCACTGGTCTCCGAGGAACTGCTTGAGGACTCCATGTTCGACCTTCAGGCCTACCTCATCGACAACTTTGCCCGCGCTTTTGCGGCGAAAGAGGAACAGGCTTTCTGCATCGGCACCGGCAGCGGTCAACCTACCGGCATCTTCACCGCAAACGGCGGCGATCTCGGCGTGACCACCGCTACTGCCGGAGACATCAAGGCGGACGAGCTTATCGACCTGACCTACGCGCTCAAGGACGGCTATAAGAAAAATGCTGTGTTTGTGCTTGGCAGTGGCACTCTCGCAAGCGTCCGCAAGCTCAAGGACGGTAACGGTGCATATATGTGGCAACCCTCTCTACAGGCTGGTCAGCCTGACCGTCTGCTCGGTTTCCCTGTATATGTTTCTCAGTATGCTCCTACCATCGCGGCAGGTGCCTACACAGTCGCTTTCGGCGATTTCCAGAACTACTGGATTGCGGACCGTACTGGCAGAACCGTTCGCCGTGCAGACGAGCTCCACATCGCCAACCTTCAGACCGGCTTCTACGCTTTCCAGCGTGTTGACGCTAAGACAGTACTGCCTGAAGGCATCAAGCTGCTCAAGCAGCACGCTTAAGGAGGTAGCGATATGAGCGAATATAACGCGAAGAACTACACCGAACAGGGTGGTGAGAAAACCGTCATCGGCGGAACGTTGGAAATCCAGGAGGGAGCCTCGGTAACGGGGCTTCCTTCTTCTCAAGTACCCGCCGCTACGGAAACCACACTTGGAGGAGTTAAGGCAACCACCAAAACTGAAACGTATACCGTCGCAGCGAAAATTGGTACGGACGGAAACCTCTATGTTCCAACTTACCCAACCGTGCCGGAAGTACCCGTTGCGGTAAACCAGGCGGAAAGTACGGCTGAGGATATCACTACACTCCTTGCCGATTTCAATGCACTGCTCGTAAAACTGAAAACCGCCGGGCTTATGGCTCCGGACGCGCAGGAATAGAGAAAGGATGGTGGCGGTATGACACTGCTTGAAAAAGTCAAAGCGAATCTAATTCTCGAACACTCGGCGGACGATGAACTATTGCAGTTGTACATATCCGCCTCTGTGTCCTACGCTGAGAGCTATCAGCATCTCACAGAAAATTACTACACCGACCATCAGATGCCGCCTACCACAGAACAAGCCGTTATCATGCTGTCATCCCATTTCTATGAATCCAGGGATGGCAGCACCGGCGGCTTTTTTGCCGACAACGTGCAAGCGGGACAACAAGTGTGGGACACGGTCAATCTGCTTCTGCGGCTTGACCGGGATTGGAAGGTGTGAACATGAGCTTTGGTAAGATGAACACCCTCATCGACATTGTCGAGAAAGTGACCATAAAAGATGCAGAAGGATTCCGAACCGAGGTTGACAATATTGTCGCCTCGGTTAGAGCATACCGGGAGGGTCGGCACGGCAACGAGAAATGGGCAAACCGCGCTCAATTTTCCGAAGCCACCGACCTTTTCTGCTTTCGACGAATCCCGAATGTGACCGTTACTACCGCAATGGTTGTGATGAACAAAGAAGGTCGTTTTGAAATCACCTCAGTTGAGGATATCAAAGGGCGAAGAATGTATATCGAGGTGCTTGCCAAGGAGGTGAAGCCGAGTGGCTAAAGCAGCATTTAAAATGCCGGAGGACTTCCTTCTGAAGCTATCACGACTTGGAGAGAAAACGGATGAAATCATCCCAAAGGTGCTGGAAGCGGGCGGTGAAGTTGTGGAGGCAAAAGTAAAGTCCAACCTTCAAGCCGTTATCGGCAGCGGCACAAAGGAAGAAAGCCGTTCCACGGGCGAGCTGATCTCGGCGCTGGGCGTTTCCTCCGCAAGACAGGATAAGGACGGGAATTTCAATGTAAAAGTTGGATTTTCTGATCCTCGTACTGACGGTAAAAGCAACGCCATGATTGCGGGGGTGCTGGAGTACGGCAAAAGCGGACATTCTCCGAAGCCCTTTCTAAAACCCGCAAAATCGGCAAGCAAAAGCGCCTGTGTTGATGCGATGATCGCAGCGTTTGAGAAGGAGGTCGAAAACATATGAGTCTGCTTCAAGAGCTGAACACCCTCCTCTCACCGATTGTACCCGTTGAGACAGGTATTTTTTCAGAGTCCGCCCCGAACAGATACGTTGTGATTACACCGCTGGCGGATACCTTTGCTTTGTATACCGATGACGGTCCCCGTCACGAAACACAAGAAGCGCGTCTGTCTCTTTTTGATAAGGGCAGCTACACAGCTAAGCAGC